ATTTCTTGTTCTTTGGGGTTGGTCCCCAAGAGTGGGAAGTCGTGGTAGAGCACCTTTACGCTTATGCCGGTATGGCCTTAAGTGTAAAGTACCGATTGGACCGCGGAGAACTGCCGAGAGCTCGGCAGGCTGTGATCGAAGAACGAGGTATGAAGACTCGTATGGTTACGCCGGTTAGTTCCGATGTGACATACTTGGCTTCTGCCTTGAATTCCGTCCTTCTCCGCTTAATGTCAAAGGACCCTCGGCTCAATCCGAAGAGTAGCTCACCGCTACTCGACTGCTTGAGTCGCATGTCATCTCTTCCGAACCTTCGGGTACGGTCGGTAGACATGAGTCGGGCTTCTGACCTTATCCCCCACGGGGTTGCGAGGGCGCTGATCGAGGGGCTTTGCGATGGGATGGGGTGGTCCCCCTTCCTGAGGAAGGCCTTTCGGCTAGCAGCCGGTCCCCATACCCTGGATACTGATAGTGGACCTTTTGTCACTACCAGTGCCATCTTAATGGGCTCCGGTGTCACTTGGCCTCTGCTTTCTCTCTACAACCTTTGGTTGTGGGAGTCTGCATGGTCGAAAGTGAGCCCTTCGCGCCGGATGTTGACCTATCGTCGGAGATGCCGGACCGTTGGCGATGACCTGCTCGGGGTAGCTCCCCTTGCTGTGAGCCAGCGGTATACGGAGAATCTTATACGAACGGGCGGCAGCCCTTCCTTTGGGAAGGACATGCTTAGCTCCGAGTATGGGGTTCTCGTAGAGGAACTTGTTTACACGAGGTGTAAGGTTCCACGGCATCTCCCGACCATTTCAGTGAGGGCTCTTCAGCCTACGTCTCGTGTAGAACGGGACGGGTCCATAACTCCCTCTTGGGCGTATGGGCCGGCTTTGAACTCTCTCTGGAATGCGCACGGGCGTCCAGTTTGGCTCTTAGAGCTTATTCTGGTTCGCTACGCCCGTGAGATAGATCTACTGAAGCGCTATCGATTGAATCCGTTTCTACCTCGCGAACTCGGAGGGGGTGGGTTTCCGTCTCTTGACGATGGACGTGGTGCAGTCGCATCTCTTCGGCCCAAATGGGCTAGAGCTCTGCGTTGTGCCATGTCTCAGTCAGAGGCGGGGGCCCTCCATCTTTCCTCCTTGTCTCGCGTATGGTCGGACCGCTATGAATCAGTCCTGAGTAATTGGGAACTTGATTTCTGGCGGTCCTGCCAAGCGGAATCAATCTTGCGGGTCAACATAG